TCATCCAAGAATACTAAGTTAAAAGAACCCCCACGAACCGCAGAACTGGAAGTAGAAGCGGCAACAATCTTAGAACCGTTTTCAAGTTCAACGTTACCTTTGTTCCATGTGACAACACCTTGTTGCAACCACATTGGTAAGTTTTCGTATGCCAGTTGGTATTTACCGAGAATATCTCGTGCAAGTGAACCCTTGTTCGCCAGGACGGCCACGTTTTGTGTATCAGTAAAGAGTGTCAACCACAATAGATACGCCACGGAGGTGGTGGTTTTACCCACCTGACGAGGACATTTAGTGATTGAGAACCTGTTCTGATGATAGTTGCGAATCATTTCCTTCTGGAAAGGCCACATCTTGAACTTCATCAGACCTACGTCAACGTTAACAATCGTCACATAGTTTTCGGCAAAGTAAATAGGATCCTTGGCACACTTTCTATATTCTGCAATTGTTTCTTGCGTCCATTCTACCTTGACACCAACTTTTTTAAGTAAAGGATTGTCACGGTAAGAATCTCTGGCATCTAAGACATAATCATCTTCATCAATCATTCAGTACCCTTAAGCATCTTATTCAACTCTGCGGTTGAACCGACAAAGATGGCTGCTTTGTCAATCTTGGTACCACCTTCATTTTTCTTGCCATCCATGTCACGCATTTGTTTTTGTACGTTCAACAGTTCTTTGTTTGCATCTACCATGTTCTTTAACAAGGTTGCATACACTTCAAAAGCACGAGGATGTTGACCTGCACTGGCAATTTGACGCAATTCTTCCATTGCATCTTTACCACTGTCGATTAGGTCTTGTAGATTTGATTTGGTCTGTTCATAAGAATCGACCAAGTCTTGTTTCAAGTCAAGGTCACCGACTGTAGATTCTTTTTTCTCAACAGAAACCAGTGGCTTGGGTTTGTTTTCTACCGGAGCCACATCAAATATTTTTTCCATGTTCTTATCAAATGTATTCATTGTTATCTATATTCGGTAATTGTCGTATTGGCTATATATGGCGTAGTTGAGTTTGCGTTTGCAGGATTTGGCACACTATTGATTGTCACCCATTTTTTCGGTGGTAAATCGTAAGATGTGAACAAATAGTTTGCGTTGGTTACAAAACCATATATTGGTCTGTTAGAAACAAAGTTACCCTGAATATTATTCAAGCGAAGTATGTGATTGGTAGTATCCCAATTGACAACTGTTGCGGTAGCTGTTGCTGTTCCTATTGTATAACCTTGGTATACCGTTTCACCAACTTGATAACTACCAATACCAGTTGAAGTATTAATCGTGAAACTTATAATCTCGTCTGGTGTGATATCGTTGTAAATATTGGTGATTGAATTTTTGATAAGACCAACTGATGACACTGGACCATAGAAGTTGGCTTTCACCGTAAAGTTCAATGTCCAAATAATCATACGTGGGTCTGAACTTCTATCACCTTCATATGTAATGTCCTGAGTTACACCATTTAGAATAACAGGAACTTCTTTGATGATACCCATTTCAGGAATCATATTTAATTTGATAGTATAATCTGGTGTGAAGTATGGTAGAATGTGTTCAATGACTTGTGTACCATCTTCAATGTTACGTACATATAGGTAAAGACTAAAATCTATATTGTATGGAACTGGAGTATATTGACCAACAGAACCGCCAGAAGATTGAGAAAAGTTTCTAGTATTTGTGTTTTGTTTTCTGGTTGCATCGTATGTCATACCAGTCATTTCAAAAGACAAACGTGGTAAAGTCATTTGAACCTTTTTATCCAAGTTAAAGTCTTCTTCTAGACGCAACACATAGTGTTCTTTGGCTGCATATGCAATAGGCACCAAGAAACGTTCTGCCTCACTGTTGTCAGGATTATATCTGACCAGTGTAATGTCATTGAACATGTTGCCAAAACCGACAACAAGTTTACGGATGATACGATTATAGAATACGTTTGCCATTAGATACTACCAAAAGGATTGATTTCGGTGAAGTCGATAATTGTATTTGCAGACTGGTTGATATACAAGTTATCATACTTCTCATTGTTCAATTCAACATTCATTGGATCATAAGAAACTAATGAATATTGTGCGTTACTAGATGCACCAATAACTGCCACGTTATCTCTAAATTCACCTGAAATATTTGTTACTGATAGTATAGCTGTTGTTGTGTTCCAACCTGAAACAATAGCTTCCGTTATTGCATTTGCGTATGTGCCATCTGAAGATTGGAATACAATTTCTTTGTATGCGTAAGTTCCTGAACCTGTACCAGAAATCATTTGTAGGTCAATAGTGTATGCAGAATTGTCCACCACAATGTCGATATCTGCCACACCAGTACTGATAACTTCTTGTGAGTATTTGTATTTTTCCATTTCCAATTCATAGAAATATGGTTGTTTACGACCCAATGTAAAGAAATCTTTGTTTTGGTTTACAAATTTGATTTCATACAATTCACCAGTACCGTTTAGAAATGGTACATACACCAAGTCGCCTTCACGAGGACGAGTAAAAGTATTTTGTGGTACTCTTTCAGAGAATGAACGTTTAGAGATAATGACGTTGATGTTGTTTTTGATTTCTAAACCAAACTTAGAGAAAAACTCTTTCTCACCACCGTACTCCAATGCATTAGATAAGTAGAATTCTACCTGAAATGCTGTGTTAAATTTCTTAACTGGGTCTTCACCGTACAACAAGTCACGAGCTGAATCATTATCATTAGGAAGATAATAGGCGGCAAAACCCATAATCTTTATGGATTCAATAATCAAATCTTCTACAAGTCGTTGTTCAGATTTGTTATTGTTAAAGTTATTGAAGTACTGATTAGTTCCCATGTTAATTCATATACCATTCTAGTGGTCCACCATAGTTTGTAATCATGTCTTCTTCTAGTCGTTTGATTTCTTGCATTGCTTCATCGTAAGTTTCTTTACCGTTCAATGTCAAACCACCAGGCAATTGAATGCCACCAAACTTCTTCATGTTCTCACCCCATGAACGTTTGATAAGTGCTGTTGCATATTCTTTCAACCAACGGTCATTCCATACTCGGCCGAACGCAACAGGATCAATTACTGCATAACATTCTGCAACAATTGTGGTACCAATAGGTGCTTCTGATGCACCCCAAGCCCAATCAATATACAGACGTTGCATGTTTCTGGCGTAACGAATAGGAACTTCACCAGTAAACATCAATTCTAACGAACGTAAGTGTTGTTGTGTCAGTGTATAGTTAATGTAGGATGCAGATGTGAAGTCATACAATTCGTTCAAACGTAATTGATAACGCAAGTCGAACATGTTGATACTCGACTGAGAATCTTGAACGGGAAATACACGAGTAATACCAATAATTTCTAATGGATTTCCTGAGGTATCTAATGCATCACTCAAGTCAACATATCTTTTGTCAACTTCACCATAGTTGAAACTGGCCACGTTTGCTGTTGATGTGTATAGTGTTCCGTTGGCTGCATAGTATTTCAATGGTTCACCAACAGTAAATGGTGCATTAGCAACAATTTGAATTGTGGTATTGTTTGCACCACTGAAACCAGTAACTTTACCTTGAGCACCAGATGATGCACCAACAATCGTGGTATTTGCAGTAAAATCACCTGATATGTTTGCTGTAGAAACAATCTGTGAACCAGTAACCATTTTGATATAGTAGACCTTTTGGACACCATCAAAATGATAGTCTTGCCAGTATTGAATTGCATCGTCAATACGGTCTTCCACCTGGTCATCATCCACGTTGATGTTGACGACAGGGAAACCTAATCTACGTAGGCAATAATTTTTAAAGTCATCTCGGTTGGTAATAGGTGCAGCCATTTGTTATCCTTTATTCTGGATATTTATCATTGCCTTTAAATCATCAATTTGTTTCTGTTGTTCTTTGATAGCCTCAATCAACAAAGGAATCAATTTATCATAATGAACCGTTAGATATTTGTCGTCAATAGGTGCAGGTACAACAATTTCAGGAAGAATTGCTTGAACTTCTTGTGCTGAAACACCAACTTCACTTTTTACTTGGTATCCCAATGCTTGTGCAGTTTCGTTTGCTTGATAATAAAAACCATTCAATGACAAAACTTTAGCTAACGCATTGTCAATATTGTTGAATCTAGTTTTTAATCTATCATCAGAGTAGTATGCGGTGATGTTGTTTGTTGCACGAATTTCACCTGTTGTTCCTGATGCTGCGGTACCAACACCAAACGAACCAAATTGAACTGATGAGGTCGTTGTGATTGCTTGTGGAATGCTTAAAGTTATTGCGGCGGAACCGTTATAGGTTGTACCTGAACTTACAACCAAACCTGTACTAAATGTCAATGCATTAGAAACGGAACCTGCGGAACCTGTTGTACTCTGATTCAGAGTTGGAATATCAGCAGCAACAATAGCTCTAAATGTTGGAACACCAGCAGAACCGTTAGGTGCGGCAAGAAAATAGTTTGCAGTTTTTGATGCGTATGGGTTTAGTGTGTCACCATAACCAGATGCTAAACTGATTGCGGGTGTTGTACCACCAGAAGAAACAACAGGAGAAGTACCTGTTACCGATGTTACACCACCACTGGTAAATGAAGTATTACTGATTGATGAAATTCGGCCATTGGCAGCCAATGTAATAACTGGAATTGCTGTTGTGCCACCATATACACCAGCTGTTGCGGATATTGTAGTGTAGTCTGTGTTGGCCACAAATGCTGCACCGTTAGCAACAGTAAATGCAGCATTGGCTTTTGCAAACGCACCGTTAGCATATATGCCGGCAGAGTTAGCTACAGAAAATACTAAGTTGTCTTGAGCAAATGCGGCGTTAGCTTGTGCAAACGCACCGTTAGCGTAGACTGCTGCTGAGTTTGCAATTGCAGAAGGAGCAGTTAATACAAGAGCACCACCGGAATATACTGAGTTTGCATATACGTTACCTGCAACTCCAAGACCACCTGATACCGTCAATGCACCAGTAGTAGTTGATGTAGATGTAGTTGTAGTCCCCACCAGAAAGTTACCGCTTCCATCAACAGTAGCCGCAACAGTTCCATTGTTATAAGCGAGTTTTACACCACGACTTGCACCACCTGACAAATACAAATAACCATCGCCACCAGCACCAGATGTGCCGCCTTGAATGTATGGCGTATCGTTAGAAGCATTGTTATTTAATTTAATAATTGGTGGGTTGTCAGATAAATGCAGAATTGATGATGGGCTTGTAGTACCAATACCCAACTGTCCGCTTGCGTTAAGCGTCATTGCTTGGGTAAAGGAGATGGCGTTACCTGCTGTGCCGGAGGGGGCGGTAAACCATTGATGACTACCGCCAGATTGTGTACAAAAGGAGGCAGCCGCCGTAGTTTTGTAAACATAGTTTGAGCCGTTGTTGTAGGCATTTTGAAATAACGAAAGAGCTAAGGTTTGATAGCTTGCAAGACTTCCAGAACCTAGTTCTATTGCCTTCCAATTTGATGCACCCCAAGCACTAGGAGTAACACCCAATCCAAAGTTGCCGCTGGAGTCAATACGGGCACGTTCGGAACCGTTTGTTACAAAAATAATTGGTGTTGCTCCAAGTGTTCCGATTCCATATTCAGAAGCAGAACCGCCTGTCAAGTATTTAGACGACCCAATGACAAATGTGTTTGTTCCGCTGTTTTGTAATTTAATGGCTGTGCCGTTCGTGCCCGTTCCATTAAAGTTTGCTACGTTGGTGTTGGCAGATGTAATATCTAATGCAGTTGCTGGAGAACTTGTACCAATACCCAAGTTACCGCTGGAGTCGATACGGGCACGTTCTGAGCCTGCGGTAGAAAAAACATAAGCACCAGATGACCCAGCAAGAAAATAACTGTTTGTGTTATCCCAATAGAAATAGGCTTTGTTGGTTCCGTTGTTTAAGAAATCAAGTTCTGTGTATTGGCTACCATCGTTGTCGATGGCCATGTTGTTGGTATTTCCGCCTTTGACTTTAAATCGGTATCCACCAGGACTTGTAGTTCCAATCCCCAAGTTACCGCTGGAGTCAAGACGCATACGTTCTGAACTATTGGTATAAAACCCTAAATAGTGAGAAGCACCATTTAAATAAACACCATCACCAGTTGCACCGCCGGAAGCATTAAAAAGCTGCAAACCACCTGAATCAGCAACTAAATAAAGTGGATATGAGCCTCCTCCACCTAATCGAGCAGAAGTTCCAGAAACATCCAACTTGTAAGCAGGCGAACTTGTCCCAATACCCAAGTTTCCAATAGCAGTGATAGAACCACCAACGTTAACGTTACCTGCAACTCCAACACCACCAGATACGACCAGAGAACCTGTGGTGTTTGATGTGGATGCGGTTGTGTTTGGGTGTACAACTTGTGATAACCCATTAAATGTAATTAAAGAACCAGTATTTGATAATGCGGCGTTAGCTTGTGCAAACGCACCGTTAGCGTAGACTGCTGCTGAGTTTGATTGAGTATATGCCAAGTTTGCTTGTATAAAAGCACTATTGGCCTGTATAAATGCAGCGGTAGTATTGGTTGTTACAGCTGTGATACTGGTGTTTTGAGTTGTTTCAATACCAAATAACAATGTTGTATTAGATGAAGCATTATTAGCCACACCAAATGCAGAGTTGGCATAAGAACCTGTTGTATTCTGTGACTGATATGCAGCATTGGCTTGTATAAATGCAGCTGTTGCGGAGTTTGTTGCTGATGTAATATTGGTGTTTTGAGTTGCATCCACACCTTGAGTCAATATGGTATTGGAAGATGCATTATTAGCGACCGTAAATGCTGAGTTGGCGTAACTGCCGGTTGTATTCTGTGATTGATATGCAGCGTTGGCTTGCGTAAAAGCACCGTTAGCATAAATTGCAGATGAGTTTGATTGTGTATAAGCTAAGTTCGCTTGTATAAATGCTGCGGTGATGCTAGAGTTTTGAGTTGCATCAATACCAAATATTAATACTGTATTAGATGCTGCGGTATTAGCCACACCAAATGCACTATTAGCATAAGAACCGGTGGTGTTTTGACTTTGATATGAGGCATTAGCCTGAATGAAAGCACCATTGGCAACAATAAATGCACTATTAGCTTGAGTAAAAGCTGAGTTAGTAAATGCTGTTAATGTTGTTGTGTTTGCTAGTTGTAAATCCCATGCAGAACCATTCCAAATCCATGTTTTGGAACCTACGGTAAACGTTTGATATAATGATGGTGAAGAAGGAAAAGTAATAAGTGACATGATTATCCTATGTATGCAACAGACCAGTTATCGTTACCATCAAAACTAATTGTGCCAGCAGAAACAATAAATTTTAAAGTATCTCCTGCGGCCAACTTAACAATACTTGCACCACCTGCATGGTTCATTGATGTATTGTTTCCAAATTCAATCATAATTACGGTCGTAAGAGTGCCACCAGTATTCTTTTGAATGATGATTTGTGATATTGCGTTATAACTGTTACTTGCGGTTCTTACAACAGCATCAACTTGATACAATCCAGCGATAGGTGCAGTGAATATACCGGTCGAACTATTCAAATAACTACCTTGGTTATAATCAACTACCCAATTACTGCTTGTCATTGTAGTAGTTGCACTAACTTGTCCGCCATTACCATATACACGGAATGCAGGACGGTTTGGTGAATAACCAGAATTGATACCGTTGACCGTCAAGTTACCAGAAAGTGTCAGGTCACCAGCATCAGTCAATGAAAAGTTTGTGATTTGATATGTACTATTAACAACTTGCAATTCACCGATAGATGATAAACGAATTGTCTTGCTTGCGTTGGTTGCACCACCTGAACCGTTTGTGAATTTTAAAACATCTGCATAACCTGTACCACCTTGTGTATTTGCAGAGTTGATGTTTATTGCAGAACCAGTTGTTGTTGCAGGTGTATATGTTACAAATACTTGTGATGCATTGGCTGTTGTTGCAACGATTGCACCAGGAGCTGTATTGGTTAATAAACCGGTTGGTCCAACTTCCGCCCATACAGGTGAAGATGGTGTTCCAAAGTTTTCATACATCACACCTGTATCAGCATTTGTCCAGTAGTCGTGTGAGTTTGCTGTTGCTGGTGCAGTATTTTGATAGTAGTTGAAAACACCACCACCTCCACCACCTCCACCACCAGTAGAGTAAGGTGTACCGTTTGCATAGAACAAACCATTGGTATATACTGCATTTGCATATACGTTACCTGCAACTCCAACGCCACCAGATACAACAAGAGAACCTGTGGTGTTTGATGTGGATGGTGTTGTATTTGGATATAAAACTTGAGACAGACCGTTGAACGTAATTAATGAACCTGTATTTGCTAGTGCATTGTTGGCAACTGTGAACGATGCATTAGATTGAATAAATGCCGCATTAGCTTGTATAAAAGCCGCAGTTGCATTAGTTGTAACAGCTGTAATGCTAGCATTTTGAGTTGTTTCAATACCAAATAACAATGAAGTGTTAGATAAAGCATTGTTTGCAACAGTAAATGCACCGTTTGCTTGAATGAAAGCACCATTGGCATAGATTGCTGCTGAGTTTGCTTCTGTATATGCTAAGTTTGCCTGAATGAAAGAACTATTTGCATATACACCAGCACTATTGGCTGTTATAAATGCACCGTTGGCATATACACCTGCACTATTAGCAACAGCAAACGCCGCATTTGCATAAACACCTGCGCTGTTAGCCGCCATGTATGCGGAGTTTGCATAAGAACCGGTAGTATTCTGTGAAAGGTACGCAGCATTTGCCTGTAAGAATGCTGAGTTTGCATAGATTGATGCACTATTGGATTGAGTGTATGCTAAGTTAGCCTGAACAAAAGCACCGTTTGCATATACACCGGCAGAGTTTGCTGCAACAAAAGCACCGTTTGCATATGAACCAGTGGTGTTCTGTGATTGATAAGCCGCATTAGCTTGTATGAAGGCGTTATTTGAAACAACAAATGCTGAGTTGGCATACGAACCTGTGGTATTCTGAGATTGATATGCGGCATTAGCTTGCGTGAAAGCTCCATTAGCATAAATTGCAGATGAATTTGATTGTGTGTATGCAAGATTAGCTTGTACAAAAGCTCCATTGGCAGTTGTAAATGCTGAGTTGGCATAAGTGCCGGTTGTATTTTGGCTTTGATAAGACGCATTGGCTTGCACAAAAGCACCATTGGCATAGATTGCTGCTGAATTGGCTTCAGTATATGCAAGGTTGGCCTGTATAAACGAACCGTTAGCCGTAACATATGCACTATTTGCGTAACTACCAGTGGTGTTTTGTGATTGGTAAGCAGCATTAGCTTCTGCAAAAGCACCGTTGGCATAATTTGCTGCCGATGTTGTATTAGTATTTTGTGTTAATGCAATACCAAACAACAAAACAGTATTAGAAGAAGCACTATTTGCAGTATTAAACGAAGCATTAGCTTGTATAAATGCACCATTAGATTGTACAAATGCACCGTTGGCATATAAACCTGCACTGTTTGCAGTACTGAAAGATGCATTGGTGTATGCATAAGGTGCAGCTGCCGTATTTTGTAATGTATTGTCAGCAAATGTAATACCATTACTCTTTAGTACCAAACCAACGTTGTATCTAAATCTAGCAACTTCACTTTCTCTGTTGGTACCGTTTTGTGCAAAGATAATATCGTTAGTAAATGCGGTAGATATGATTGCATTACCACCACCTGTTGTAGTATTACCTGCAACAATCCAATAACCATCATTAGGATTAATTAATGTGTATCCAGGATATGAGTATGTAGATGAACCAAGACCTAGGTCTAAGAAACCGTCATTCACAGTTCCATTATCAGCAGAGATAAACAAGTCTGATGATGCATTAGAACCTGAGTTGATGTTTTGCATATTCAAACCACCAGAATAACCATTAAAGTTACTTGTGACTTGATATACAATCTGAGGTTCAATTAGATAACCAGTTGGAATACCTGCATACAATGCATTGAAACCGTTACCAGAGTATCCAAAGAATTGACCTGTATTGCCAGAAATTGTTGTATTGATTACGTTACCGGTGAAGTTAACGTTACCTGCAACACTTAAACTGCCCGTGATTGTTACGTTACCTGTAACTGTACCACCAGCAGAACTGAATTTTGTATTTGCAGTATCGTATGCAGCACATGCGGTTGCAGAAGCACTGTTCGCAACCAAGAATGCTGAGTTGGCATATCTACTTGCTGAGTTAGCAAAACTGTATGCACCGTTGGCATAAATTCCAGTTGTATTTTGAGACTGATATGCGGCGTTTGCTTCTAAAAAAGCACCGTTAGCATAAATCGCCGCAGAGTTTGCTTCTGTATATGCCAAATTTGCTTGTATAAATGCACCGTTAGATTGTACAAAAGCACCATTAGCATAGATTGCTGATGAGTTCGCTTCTGTATATGCTAAATTAGCCTGTATAAATGCACCGTTCGCCTGTACAAATGCCGAGTTGGCATAAGAACCGGTAGTATTTTGAGACTGATAAGAAGCGTTAGCTTGTGTATAT